CTATCGGGTGGGATTCACCTTGTCGCCGCGGCGCCCGCGGACGTAGTGCTCCGTCATCTGAATGGACTTATGGCCGAGCTGCATCTGCGCCTGGCGAATGTCGCCGGCGCTGTCCGCCTTGTCCGTCCCGGCCTTGGCCCGCAGGTCGCGGAACTGGAATTCCTGCGGGGTAATCCCGGCCGCCTCACGCGCTTTGTGGAAGCGCTGGCGCAGCGCGTCGTACGTCAGCCGCTGACCTTCTTCATTCACCACCAGTGCCGTGGACGAAACCTTGTATCCCGCCTTCCGCGCCCGGATCCTCTCGATAACCGTTGCCAGTTCGCCGACTACCTGTAGGCGTAACTTCTTGCCCGTCTTGCCTTGATCCACGTGCAGCACGCCATCGCGGACGTCCCGCTCGTCGAACTTCAGGGTGTCGGCCGGCCGCTGGCCGCTCAGATAGGCCAGGTCCATTGCGTCACGCGTCGGCTGGTCGGCCTTCTCGTAGACCGCAGTAAACCGGTCGTCCTCAACGTAGACATCCCGGCCGGTCTCTCGGTTCTTCTTCACGCCGGCGCACGGGTTTGGCGCGTCTGTTATGCCGTTCTCGCGCGCGTAGTTGAAGATATGGCTGAAGAGGGCGATCTCGCGGTTCGCGCGCACGTGACCGGGGTTCGGAGGAACGGGGCGTCCCTGCGCAACGTACCAAGCGCGCGCCTTGTCAGCGCGCCAAGCCATGTATTGCTTGATGTGCAGGGGCCGAATCTGGTCCAGCGGAGCCGGCGGATTGTCGAAGAACTCGTAGATGAATTCGAGCTCCTTCATGTTGTCGATCTGCGTCCGTGGCGCCTTGGTCGGCAGCACGTCGCGCACATAGCGCTCTGCCGCGTACCGGAAAGTCGGCACAGGCGCGCTGGCGGGCGTGTTGGCGCGTTCGAGCTCCGACCATTTGCGCACCGCCTCTACTAGGTCGGGGCCGAGCGGAATTTCTTTGCGCGGCGGCCCGCCGCCGGCATCGTAGTAGTAGAAAGTCCGGCCGCTTTTCTGCTTGCGCGCGCGCATCCGCGGCGGCAAATTCAAATTCTTGTACGGCTTGCGACCCATTTCAGGCTGCCTTCAATGCCTTTGGTTGCCAGGCTTGCTGTTCGACCTGCTGCCCCGCGGCCCTGGTGCCGGCGATGGCCGACCAGAGGATTTTAGGAACGCCACGGGCGTTGACGTGGAAGGGAATACCCTGGGTGCGCAGCCACTCTGCTTGGAGCTGTTCGCGGTGGACGGTCTTCCCATTGATCCGTTTGCCCGTCCTGATGCCGGTGAACTCAGCCACCTCCTCGGGTGTCAGAAATGCGTTGTTGCTCATGCGTCTTCCTTTCCAGGAACCGGCCGGGCGCCGGCCGCCACACACTCACCGTGGACCAGCCCGATATGGCCGGAGGCGATATCCCACCCCGCGGCCTGGGTGGGTCCACGATCAAGCCAGCGAGCCCGTGTATATGCTCGGCCGGCTTCGGTAAGCCGATACACGTCACCAGGCAGAGCCTCGACCAGGCCTTCGCGAATCATGGCGTCCAGTTCCAGACGTACGGCCTGCCGGAGTTCGTCAGTTTCCATTCTCGGCTCCCATAGCAGCGGCAGCGCGGCGACAATGTTCTACCTTCACCAGAACGACATGGTCGTCATCGTCGTCTGCGTCCTCCTCGATAGAGTCGGCTTCATATGAGAACGGCCGCAACGCCGCCTCCAGTTCTGCGATACGGTGGATCAAGGCGAGGACCGCTTTCGGGCTGGCGCGCTCGATGAACTCCTGCACGCCGGGCGCCATGCACACATCCGGCCATCTATCGTGCGGATGGACGGTGCCGCTCAATGCGCCACCGTCGCGGGTATTGGGCCCGCCCTTGAAGGTCAGGCGCCGGTACGAGTTGGACGTCCACCATTGCCAGTCAAGTCCACCGGCCGCCTTCGCCGCCAACTCCAGCAATTCGCGGTCAGTTCGCATCGCTCTGCTCCTTCTGCGGCGCCGCTTGGCCGCTGGCCTGGGAGGCGAGTGCGGCGCGGGCTTGCCATGCTTCCCAAAGGTCGCTGTGCGGGTTGTACCCGCTTACGTGGTGTTTGTTCGCGCGCGTAGACCAAGCCTCAAACGCCGCCCGCTCATCGCCCTGCGCAGCCGGTGCGACATCATCCGGCCGGTCATGCTCCCATTCCGCACCAGGGTCCAGCCAGCGGTCTACGGCACGCGCCAGAGCGGATACAGACGGCTCGCTGCCAGTCCACGCTTTCAGGGCATCGACTACATAGGTCGGCACGAGTTGCGCATCCGCCCCGGCTTGCTTCCCGGGCTGCGCGGGCGGGGCGGCATAGACAGGCGTGCCGGGCGGCATGACGACCGCATCAAAGTAAACAGCGGTGAACCCTGGCTTCCATTCCGTGGCATACCCCACCGGCACCGCCCCGGCCTCGAAAGCACGCCAACGTCCGGCATCCGCCGCCATGCGTTGCAACTGCTCCAGCAGCGACACGTCGCCACCATCCGGAGGGTCCAGGTAGTAGGTGCCCGGTAACAGCGCCGTCAGTTGGGCGAGCGTGGGCATACCGGCGTCGCTGGCGGCAGGCTGGATGCGGGCGCGCAATATCGCCTCAACGGCATGCCAGTGGGCCTGTACGTCGGCTTCATCAGTGTGGCCTTCGTGTTGCGCGATAGACGTGTAGTGCCACATCGTGATCGCGTCCTTTGCCTCGGTAAGCCACTCATTCGCGGTCATCCCGCCCAGCTTGGCAATGACGGCGCGCTCGGTATCCTCGATTAGCGGCGCCAATGTCCTCAGCCAAGCCGACTATGCGGCCCTCACTGCGCGGCTTTCAGGATTCCAGTCCGGCGTGGCGAAATCGGTCGAGCTGAACAAAGTTTGGCGCCAGGCCTCTGTGATCGCGGCAATGATCGCCCAGTTCACCGTGGACCAGACCGGCCAGGATGTGCTTGATGATGGTGATGTCTCTGCGCTGCTGTCGAAATTCCAAGATGCCATCCTCGCGTTTTCTGGCGGCAGACTTCTGAACGTTCGCGTATTCAGCACGCCGGGCACGACCACGTACACGCCAACCGCCGGAACGAAGTCCGTGATTGTGGAGGTTCAGGGCGCCGGAGGCGCTGGAGGAAATGCGCCTACTGTGAACACGTCGCAATTTTGCGCGGCTGGCGGCGGGGGCGCTGGCGGCTATGCAAAAAGCTGGATAACTAGCGGGTTTTCTGGCGTCACTGTGACTGTTGGCGCGGGCGGCGTGCAGGGCGGCACGGCAAATGGCGGAACGAGCTCGTTCGGGTCCCTCGTTTCTGCCAGTGGCGGTGGTGCTGGCGGTAATGCGGTTGCCGCGACGACGCCCGGGGTTGTTGGCGGCGGTGGCGGCGGCTCTGGAAGCGGCGGCAACATCTTCAACAACAACGCAAGCCCCGGGTCTATGGGCATCGCGCTTAGCCTGGTCAATTTCATTTCAGGACCGGGCGGCCAATCGACTTACGGCGGGACGAGCTTAGGGCAGGCGGTATCCGGGGCAGGGGATGCGGGTAACTTGGGCTCTGGAGGCAGTGGTGCGGCGACGGCGAACGGGTCTGGCGGATGGACCGGCGGCCGCGGCGGCGACGGGTTCGTGATTGTGTGGGAGTACGCATGATGAAACGATACGCTCGAATTCAAGACGGTGTGGTCTTCGAGTTTTTCGAAACGGACGGCGATATCACCCAGATGTTCCATCCGTCGCTTATCTGGATCGAGATAACGGATCTCGATCCGCAGCCGGAATGCGGGTGGATATATCAGGACGGGGCTTTCTCTCCGCCTCCCGAGAAATAGGGGCGTCCGCCGCCCATTCGAACTGCTTATCGCGCACCACGCACCCGCCCAGGCGGGTTTTTTTACGTCCATACGGGAGGCAGCAATGCGCCCATTCAGGAGCCAGCAAGTGAATAACGAAATCCCCGTCGAAGCGATCAAGGCTGTTCCGCCGGTTGCCGCAAGCGCGGCCGTCGCCTCTGGATGGTGGTCAGATCCGAATCACTGGGTGGTGGCCGCGACGCTGGCGTACATCGCCCTGCAGTCGGCCTACCTCGTCTGGAAGTGGGTGCGCCAAGCGCGCAATGGCATCGTGGAGGAGTCGTGATCCCGGATAGCCTGAAGCGCTTGCTGCAGGCCGCGGCGGCGGGTGGTTGCGCGGTCGTCGTCGCCGGCGTGCTGGTGTCGTGGTTCGAACCGGCAAAAGATCGCGGCAAGCCATACCGAGACGCGACGGGCATCTGGACGGTGTGCGATGGCCATACAGGGCCGGATGTTGACCCGAGCAAGCAGTACTCGGATGCAGAGTGCGATGCCCTGCGCGATGCCGATCTTGCTGAGGCAAATGCCATCTTCGAGCGGTGGGTGCCCCAAGACGTGCGCAGGCGCATGCCGGCGGCCGCCGCGGGCGGTTTCATATCCTTCATTTTCAACGTCGGCCCCGGTAAGCCTGGGAAGAAAGACGGCTTTGTCTGGCTCAAGAACGGCCGTCACTCCACCATGCTGTTGCGCCTGCAGGCTGGTGATATCGCTGCTGCTTGTGGGCAGCTGGATGCCTGGATCCAGGCCGGCGGCAAGGTGCTGCCTGGTCTGGTGAACCGGCGCAATGCCGAGGAGTGGGTATGTTTGCAGCCCTGACTGGGTGGAAGTCGTACGCGCTGGCGGCTGTGGCGGGCATCCTGCTGTCCCTGGCGGCTGTCGCGGGCATCAAATGGTATGGCCATGCCCAGTACGCCGCCGGCCGCGCGCAGGCCCAGCTCGAAGCCGAGGCAGCCTCCGCCAAGCTGTCGGAGCAGTACCGGGCACAGGAACAGGCGGCACAACAAAAAGCCGAGGAAGAATATGCGAAGTATCGCGGCCAGGTCCTGGCCACTCAGAAGCGCGCCGCTGATCTCGATGCTGCTGTTGGGAGGCTGCGCGCACAGCTTGCCGGCCTGCAATCCCGTCGCGCCGCCCAAGGTGCCGGGCCCAGCGCCGGAGCTGATGCAGCCGCCCGCCCTGACGTCATCGGAGCTTTTGCAGCGTGCGCAGGACGATATGACGAAGTGGTCCGATATGCTGCAACCCTGGCTGACCAGGTGACTGGGTTGCAAAGCTACATCCTCGCCGCGCTTGGAAAGACACCTAGCCCTTAGCGTCTAGCCCGGATTTCGTATTGGCGCGGGGAAGTCCGTGGCTAAGTGAGAGCGACAATATTTTTCCCTTCATCCATGGTTGAACTGGTTTCTCAACGAACCGATGAACTGCCCAGGCAAGGACGACAACAGCGCCAGTCATACCCCAGTAGAGTAGATGCACATTCATCTTTCCGTACAGAAATCTGAATATGATCACGCCAGAATTCAAATGCAGCAGGTATACGGGGTAAGACATTGCGCCGGCCAATTCCAGCCATTTGGACCGCTTCATGTCCGCATGCCTTATCGACAGATAAAACAAGGTGGCGAAGAACATGATCACAAGAATGCCGACCCTGGCGCGGCTAATTGGTGCGTTATGCCAAGCAACGACGCCTGGGACATTGCCTATTTCGATCCAAAGCGCCACGGCGAGAGCTGCCATGGTCAAAGCGACACGCCGAAAATTCAGCCCGCGTGACCAAATTAGGTACATCGCACAGCCCCCGATGAAGTACTGAGCGTATTCGGTCAAGAAAACAAGGCGGATCACATCTGACTTCAGAAACTGATTGGCTATCGTGAATAATAGCCATCCGGCCAAGATGCCATATACGCGGCGCATCTGGCCGAAGCAAATGCATAGCCATACCAGCGCGTAGAACTTAATCTCAACGAGCAGCGACCAATAAACCGCGTCAATCGGCCCCTGGTCGACAAGTTTGTAGGTAAGGGTCATGCTCGCCAGATACTTGTCCAGGCTTGGCGGCCAGAATCCATTAGCCAGGAACCGGTGCACGAAGAAGGAGATCGTGCAGCAGACCCAAAACGCGGGGAGCAGGCGAGCGCAGCGCGAGGCTACAAACTGTTTTGGCGTTGCCTTCTCGGCCGACATGAGAATGACAAATCCGCTGATCATGAAAAACAGCGGAACGCCGAGGTAACCGTATCTAAAGATCGGGTCGAGCCACGGATAGGCCAGCGGAGAAATGTTCTCGTGGTAATGCGCGTCGAAACTGTAGTGGTACATCATCACGCTGATGGCTGCGACGACGCGCAATGCGTCGAGCGCGACCAGGCGTCGTGCTCGTTCCATTCTTATTTCTCCGGGTAATTATTTGGCGCCTTGCGTGTACCGAGTTTTCATAGTTCCGGGAATTTACACGCTCATTGGCGCCGGTTCAACGCGGAGCACACGTCCGCCTCCTTTCAAGGTTCCACTTTCGCAGCGCGCGCGCCGGTCACTTTCCGAGCCAGTTTGTCCTCCCGGACCCCCTGGAATGATGGCTGCCGAAGGATGCCATCGTCGGTCATGGTGGTGTAGGAGAACACCCCGGATCGCGTCAGCGCGGCCGGCGCTTCGGATACTGGTACTCGCGCCGGGTCTTCCATCTGCCGTCGTATTGCCAGAAGGCGCAGCCGGTCTGCGGAAGCGGCTTTACGGACACGGCGCCCGGCTCAAATCTGCAGACGGCATGTGTTCCCTGTGAGGCGGTCTCACCGTGCCAATGCCGGCAGGCCCAGCACCCGCCAGGCCGATCCGGGGCTTGCATGAGGTGGCTGTGTGACACGATGGCCTCCCAACTACTGGACGGCCATCCAGTATATTCCTACGCCAGCCCGAAGGCCGCGCGGATCTCGTCGCCAGCGCTGCCGTCCTCATCCGTATACCGGTCGCCGATGCTGGCGCACCTGCCGACGATGGTCAGGGTGTACGCCAGCAACTCGGGCGTCATCGCGGCGCCAGGCGGCAGGGCGCCGGTAGCCAGGGCGATGGCCTGCAAATCTTCTGGGCAGATCGCGCAGGATTCTTCGTGGCGGCTCATGGCTATTCCTCTTCCTTGACCGGCTCGATGGCGTCTGGCAGCTCGTAGCGGGAATTGCCGACCTCTCGCCGGACTCTGTGCCAGGTGAATGCCGATTCAGGCAAGCCCTGGGCCAGGATGGCGGCCGCGCGCGCCGGCGGCGTCGCCGGATCGAGCCATTCCAGCGCCAGGTCCGGCGCCAGCGCCACCGGGCGGCGGTCGTGGACATCTACCATGCCGCCGCGGGCGTCGTTCGTGACAATGGCCATGCCATTCTCCTTGCCGTGCTCGCGCCCTGGGCGCCACGCTGTGACCGCGGCGAAGAACAGCGGTTCGTCGTTAGCGTGGTGGATGTAGTACGGCTGTTTCGGCCCCTTCGGGTCGTCGGTCAGCCACTTCCATTCGTACCAGCCATTGGCCGGCACGATGATCCGGCCGCCTTCCTTCATCAACCAATTCCAGGGCCAGCGGCCGGCGGCGATGGTCTCGATCTTGGCGTTGCTGATCGGCGCCCGGGCCCAGTTCTGCGGCTTGTAGCCCCAGAAGATCCGTTCGACGTGGATCGTGCCATCTTGGAATTCATGCAGCGTCAGAGGCCGCGTGCCGGGCGGGATGTTGTAGCGCGGGCCGACCGGGTCCGGCGGGAACAGCTCGCCAGCGCGGGGCGCCCGGATCAGGGTCTCCAGATAGTCGTCGCGGTTGTTCTTCTGGACGATGCGGCCGCACAT